GTCTGGTCGCTTCCTCCGGAGACGTCCTCTGCTATGATGTATTCTCGGGACGATATTTCAAGTCCGACATTGAAACAATTCGTCGAGTCGAGAACAACATCAATGGACAGCTCAATCTCGAGTGTTATGCCTCTCTCAATGAGTTCTACAATGGCCTCGGGATTCCTCCCATCGCGGCTGGGGAGCTGGTAGGCTGGTCCGAGCCGAATTCGCTCTCGGTGGAGTTCGGTTCTCAACTGACGGAGAAGGGCGAGCCTGTTCTCACCATCGACTTCCTTGTATCCCCCAAGGAAAACTACTTCAAGATCAACTGAAAGGAAACCATCTATGTTCTCCCACATCATCCGCGTCCGTGGTATCTTCGACGACGAGCCCACCACCAAGAAGCTCTACTTCCACATGTCTCGCCGTGAGATGTTTGACTTCATCAAGCGGTATGACAATGTGACCAACTTTGAAAAGTGGTTGCAGGCCGCTATCGACAACGAGGACCTGTACACCATGATGAAGTTCTTCGACGACCTCATCGGTACCTCGTATGGTGAGCGCCAGGGTGAGCGCTTCGTCAAGTCTGAGCAGATCAAGGAGTCCTTCCTCAACTCGCCGGAGTACGAGGAGCTCTTCGACCAGCTCATGGACAATCCGTCTCTCGTCCGTGAGTTCTACAACGGTATCCTTCCTGAGAAGATCATGAAGCAGGTTCAGCAGGACCCTAAGTACAAGGAGCTCGACGACAAGCTGAAGGAGACTGAGCTCAAGAACCTCTGATTCATATTTGGGGGCCCTGGAGAAATCTGGGGCCCCCACCTCCTTAGAAAGGAGCCACCTTGGCTAACGCACCAATCCGTCCGAACCTCCCATCCAACAGCAAGCTCCCTGAGCGCAAGAAGGTTGAGCAGGTTACCACTGCCACCGTAACCAAGAAGAAGTCTAGCTTCGGGGCGAAGGCGATTTCGGCTTTCGTCGGAGAGGATATCCACAATGTCGGCGAGTATCTACTCTACGATGTTACTATCCCTGCTATCAAGAACACACTCTCGGATCTGGTCAGTCAGGGCATCGAACGTCTCCTCTTCGGAGAGTCTTCTCCTCGAGCTCGCAGCTCGTCCGGGGGGTCCCGTGTCTCGTACGGATCATATTCTCGACCAGGCTCAGCACCAGGCAATCGCCGAGACGCTTCTCCTCGTTCACGTCGATACCATGATTTCTCAGAAATCGAGCTCGAGTCCCGAGATGAAGCTTATCTCGTTATCGACCGACTTGGCGACATCATCGAGGAGTACGGTCTTGCCACTGTCGCCGATCTCTACGATCTCTGCGGTATCACTACCGAATACACTGACGAGAACTGGGGCTGGACTTCGGCCCGGTACATGTCGGTAATTAGATCTCGCCGAGGCTACATGCTTCAGCTCCCGAAACCTGACCACATCAATGCACGATGAATCCTCAGCAAGTGCGGCTTGAGCTTATCGCCGCCTATCCATTCTCAGACAAGTGGCGTCGCCGTGTTGAACGCATGGAAGACGACCAAGCAATCGCTATCTACCTTCGACTCAAGAAAGCAGGACGTATCAAATGAATCTCGGAATTGTTACCCGTCTCGCTGGACGCGCTGGGCTGGTTCTCAGCAAGCACGCCCCCACCATCCTGACTGCAGCCGGTACTGTTGGGTTTATCGGTACCACGGTTCTCGCCTCCAAGGCAACCCTCAAGGTTGAGGAGACTCTGGCCGAGGAAACCGCCCTTCTCGTCAAGGTCCACGAGGCCCACGAGGATGGTAAGCTCACGGACAAGGACGCCACTCGGGATAAGGTCATCCTCTACACCCGAATGACCACCAAGCTGGCGAAGCTTTATGCCCCCGCCCTGATTCTTGGGGCGGCCTCTATTGCCTCCCTGATCACCGGCCACGGTATCATGCTGAAGCGCAACGCCTCTCTCGCTGCAGCGTACGCCGCTGTCGACCAGGCATTCAAGACCTATAAGAAGAAGGTCGAGTCCAAGTTCGGTAAGGACGCAGTGCTGGACGCTATTGTGTCTGTCGCCGATGAGGATCTCACCAAGGACGAGATGACTCTCGAGGCTATCTCTGCTGTCGATGGGGTCTCGCCCTACGGCGTTATCTTCGACGACGATAACATCAACTGGTCTGCTGATGAGGACCTGGCTATGCTCCACCTCAAGTGCCAGCAGCAGTATGCGAATGATATTCTTCAGACTCGTGGACACATCTTCCTCAATGAAGTATACAAAATGCTCGGGTTCCCCCACACCCCTGCTGGTGCTGTGACTGGCTGGGTCAAGGGCAACGGCGACGACTTCGTCGACTTCAACATCTTCGAGGGCACCTTCGAGGGTGAGGACAAGAACGGTCGTACCGTCACCAAGTGGGCGCTGGACTTCAACGTCGACGGCGTGATGTACGACAAGATCTGAGGTGTCATGTTCGAGAAGATCGCATATTTCGCAGCCGGAGCCATCACAGGCGGCCTTGGCGTATATTTCGTTCTTGCTCGCAAGTTCGAGCAGGACTTCCAGGAAGCAACAATCGAGATCAACAAGGAGCTTGCAGAAATTGCTGAAGCGAAGCACAAAGAGCGAGTGGGAGATGGCGCTGATCCAGAGGATCGCGAACCCGATCCTGAGCCGGTGGTACCGAGCATTACTGTGGACTACTCTCCGACTCCTGTGGAAGATCCCGACCAGGAGGAAGTGACCAAGCGTACGATTGATCGACAGCACTTCGAGGCCTACCAGATAACCGAAGAGGAGTATCGGGCTAAGGGCCATCAGGAGCATGTCGAGCTCACGTACTACATGGAGGACGATGTCTTCGCTGATAACCGGGGCGTTCCTATGCAGGACACGTCCTGGTTTGACAACATCATCAGCGGCGTGTCTGCCTCCGATTCCATCATCTACGTCCGAAGCATGAGCCGCCACGCGGACTTCGAGATCACTCTTCTCGACAACTCCTACGAGCACTCAGTTCTCGGGGTTGAGTATTACGAGGACTAACAGTGATCGAGGCAGCACCGGATAACTCATATTTCGACTGGCTTGTGGATCGAACCGGGGATACTCGCAAGGCCGAGTGTCCCGAGGAGTCCTTCATGAGCCTGCTCGAGATCATGCACCAGACGCCGTTCCGGGTGACGATCCAGAACGACATCAATCGTGCACAGGATGGTATTGACCTACGTAGGGCGTTTATTCGAGAGAACAACGACGTATCCTACGTCTGGCTTAACGAGCAATCTTGCTCCATGCTCGAGATGTTCATCGCTTTGGCCGAGCGTATGGACATGATGCTCGAGGATGACGATACACCATATTCTCTGGAATGGTACTTCTGGGAGATGGTGAAGAACTGTGGTCTCTACGATTACAACGACGAGGCCCTGTTCAACCCCCGCCACGAGGAGGAAGTCGACTCCATCCTTGAGCGGATCAACTCGCGGGATTACACCAAGATGGGACACGGATCCATGTTCCCTCTTCGTGCGATCCCGCTTCATGGCGCACGTGATATGCGGAAGGCTGAGCTCTGGGCCCAGATGAACGCCTACGCAAACGAGAACTATATGTAAGGAGCCTCATGGATTTCTACCGAATCTGCGAGCGTACCACAAAGAGTGGAAAGGTGGAAATCTACCCTGAGTTCCTCGTCGGTAGGTCGAGGGATATTCTCATTCAGGGACGAGACTTCCAGGCAATCTGGGATGAGGAGAAGGGGCTCTGGTCTACAGACGAGTTTGACGTCGCTACGTTTGTAGACCGGTCCCTCTTCGAACACCAGAAGAATCACAAGGGTCAGATCGAGACCGTTGTGAAAACTATGTCCAACTACAACACTGGACTATGGACCAGCTTCCAGACTTGGAAGTCCAGGCTCCCTGACAACGGGCAGGAGCTTAACGCCAAGCTTATATTTGCCGACAGTACTCCTAGAAAGGAAGACTATGCCACTGCAAGGCTGCCATACTCTCTCGAGGAGGGCGAGCCGGTCGCTTGGGGATCTCTCGTTGGAACTCTATATGATGAGGATGCTCGACGAAAGCTTGAGTGGCTCATCGGCTCCATTGTGGCTGGAGACTCTAAGAGGATTCAGAAGTTTGCCGTCCTATATGGTCCCCCGGGATCTGGTAAGTCTACCATCCTCAATATCCTGGAGCTTCTATTCCAAGGGTACACAACTACGTTTGATGCGGGAGCGCTTGGATCCAAGTCAGATCAGTTCGCGACCAGCTCTCTCGGCAGGAGTTCGCTCGTGGCCATTGATCAGGATGGAGACCTCTCTCGTATCGAGACTAATGGTCTTCTTAACAGCGTGGTTGCCCATGAGACGATCCTGATCAATGAGAAGGGTGTGAAGCGCTACCCCAAGCGAATAAATGCCCTGCTCTTCATCGGCACGAACAAGCCCGTCAAGATCACAGACTCTAAGTCTGGTATTATCCGTCGACTGATTGACATTTCCCCCACCGGACAAACCGTGGGGGCTGATGAGTATCAGACACTGATGACTCAGATCCGTGACGAGCTTGGAAAGATCGCGAACCATTGTCTTGGGATTTACAGGAGTCTTGGTAAGCATTACTACGATGCTTATAAGCCTCAGGACATGATGATGAAAACGAACGTACTCTACAACTTTGTTGAGGAGAACTACCTCCTCTTCAAGACCGAGGAGTACATAAGTCTCACGATGGCATACAAGCTGTATAAGGAGTACTGCAGTGAGAGTAATATCCCGTACCCGAAGACACGATATCAGTTCCGTGAAGAACTCAAAGATTACTTTGACGAGTTTCATGCACGTGTTCGGACAGGGGACGGTAGACTACGCAGCATCTATACCGGATTCAAGGATCACCTACTGGATCCTGCCGAACTCGAGGCTTCTCCAGAGAAGCCATATTCACTGGACCTCGACCACTCCGAGTCCCTTCTCGACGACCTTCTGGCGGACTGTCCAGCCCAAAGAGCCGGAGACCATGGGACTCCGCAGTTCCGATGGGCAAACGTTCGAACCACTCTTCGTGAGATAGATACTCATGAAGTCCACTACGTCAAAGTCCCAGAAAACCACATCGTCATCGACTTTGATATCAAGACGGACGGTAGGAAGGACCTTAATCGAAACCTACAGGCCGCCTCACAATGGCCCCCTACCTACGCCGAGACCAGTCAAGGTGGAAATGGAGTTCATCTACACTACATCTACGACGGAGATCCTACCGAACTGGCGAGGCTCTACGACGAAGACATTGAGATCAAGGTCTTCACAGGTGATTCCTCTCTGAGGAGAAAGGTCACTCACTGCAACAACATCCCGGTGGCTCATATTTCTGAGGGGCTACCGTTTAAGGAGCAAAAGGTGATCAACAAGACCACCATGGCTAACGAGAAATCTATCCGAGATCTGATCGAGAGAAATCTCAGGAAGGAAATCCATCCCTCGACAAAGCCCTCGATCGACTTCATCGCCAAGATCCTCCGCGACGCTAAGGAACAGGGGATGGTCTATGATGTCAAGGATCTGAAGCCTCGGGTGTTGGCGTTCGCTATGAACTCGACTCACCAGTCTGAGGCGGCTATCAAGACCGTTATGGAGATGCCGTTCACCAATGAGGATCCCGAGGAGAAGTCCGTAGGATTCCCAACTGGTGAGCTCGTATTCTTCGACTGTGAGGTGTTCCCGAACCTGTTCCTCGTGAACTGGAAGGTGAAAGGTAATCCGACGGTACATCGGATGATTAACCCCACCCCCGAAGAGATCGAGGCCCTCTGTGAGATGCGGCTTGTCGGCTTCAACTGCCGTAAGTACGACAACCATATTCTCTACGCTCGTACGCTGGGATTCAACAATGCCAAGCTGTATGACTTGAGCAAGAGGATCATCGAGAACAGCGTCACTGCTGGGTTCGTCGAGGCATACAACCTGTCCTACACTGATGTGTACGACTTCGCAGCCACCAAGATGTCCCTCAAGAAGTGGGAGATTGAGCTTGGTCTGCACCACCAGGAGCTCGGCCTTCCTTGGGATGAGAACGTTCCAGAGGACCGATGGGAGGAAGTCGCGGCTTACTGCGATAACGATGTTATTGCAACTGAGGAGGTCTTCAACCACCTCCATGCGGACTGGCAGGCCCGCCTTATGCTTGCCAAGCTTTCTGGTCTGACTCCCAACGACACAACCAACAAGCACAGTCAGTTCATCATCTTCGGAAAGAACAGGAACCCACAGGATGAGTTCGTTTACACCGATCTCAGTGAGCAATTCCCTGGCTATCAGTACGCTTTCGGCAAGTCTACCTATCGTGGGGAGGAGGTCGGTGAGGGTGGATACGTCCACGCCGAGCCAGGAATCTACGTCGACGTCGCCCTTCTCGACGTTGCGAGCATGCATCCCACTTCAATCGAGTGTCTCAACCTCTTCGGAGACCGATACACTAAGCGTTTCAGCGAGATCAAGCAAGCCAGAGTAGCCATCAAGCACCATGATGACGAGACCGCTCGGAAGCTTCTGGATGGGGCTCTAGCTCCGTTCCTCGATGAGGGGGTTGACTATGAGGCACTGGCCTTCGCGCTCAAGATCGTCATCAACTCGGTGTATGGTCTAACTGCGGCAAAGTTCCACAACGCCTTCAAAGACCCCCGCAATGTGGACAACATTGTCGCCAAGCGTGGCGCTCTGTTCATGGTGGATCTGAAGCACTTCGTCCAGGAGCAGGGTTTCGACGTTGTACATATCAAGACCGACTCGATCAAGATCCCGAGGGCCACTCCCGAGATCATCGAGAAGGTTATGGAGTTCGGCAAGAAGTACGGCTACACTTTCGAGCACGAGGCTACTTACGACCGTATGTGTCTCGTGAACAAGGCCGTCTATGTCGACTACGAGGATGGGAAGTGGTCCGCTACTGGCGCCCAGTTCCAGCACCCCTACGTCTTCAAGGAGCTATTCTCTAAGGAGGAGCTTGATATTCGAGACGTGGCGGAGACCAAGAGCGTCACCACCGCTCTGTACCTGAACAACGGAACAGAAGACAATCCTGAGATGGAGTTTGTCGGTAAGACCGGCGCCTTCGTCCCCGTGAACCGTGGAGGCGGGATCCTGCTCCGCGAGAAAGATGGTAACTACCATGCCGCATCAGGCAGTACCGGTCACAGGTGGGTACAGTTCGAGTCCTTCAAGGAAGCCCATCCAGACGACTGGAAGGAGTACGTCGAGTGGCGTTACTTCGAAGGTCTTGCTGACGATGCAAAGGCTGCGGTGGGAGAATTCGGCGACTTCGAGGCCTTCACCCTTGGAGCTTGAGCCGTATATCTGGAACGGAGACAATGATGGCTGAACACGTGAACCGGTGGGATCCGTATGCAGAGGTCCCGATCGAGACACATAGGGATCCTGTGAAGGATGATCATCTCATCTATGGGGTCGATGTCCCACACTTCACAGTGACAGTATATTCTCCGGATGGCCGGGTCAATAAATATTGGAATGCCCGGATCCTCGAGGATCTTCTTGGCTACTGCAGGATTGCGTGCCCTCGAGACGGCAAGATCCTGAAGTTCAAATGGTCTGACTGGTCCGTGTATATGTTCACTCATGACGGCCTGAACGAGCTGGTGTTTATGCCAGACTCGGGCAGGAAGATCATCACTCAGCTATTCGATAAGGAGGTGAAGTGATATGTGTGGACGTTGGGTATGGCACTGGCACTGGTGGGGCTGGTCCAGGACGTTTGTCATGGATGCCGCATGTGGTCGTCGGAACTACACCTGATGTAGTCTGACAAAGTCCCCCGGGTCTGTAAAAGGGCCCGGGGGGTCCGCGTCAGAAACTAAGGGTAATATGAGACCCCTCTACTCGAAAGGAAACCCTCATGCTGCCCGTTGCCAAGATTATCATCTCCGGACTCTCCTCCATTGGAGCTGGTATGATTGCCAGCAAGCTCACCAAGCCCCTGGTTTCGAACACAAATGGAATCGCTAAGATTCTGCTTTGGTTCGGATCCGTAGGCACTGGTGTTGCTGCTAGTGCAATCGTTGCCCGCGAAGTGGAGCTGCAGTTCGATGCGACCGTCAAGGCCGTACAGGAAGCTCGAGACCACGTAGAGACCGAAGACTGATCTCTAGTTTATACCCCATTAACTTGGGGTATAGGCTTTTCTGAAAGGAGCACACATGCCAGGAAAGATTGTCGCCCACGATACCCATCTTAGGATCGACACGGAGTTCATCGAGCTCAAGGACTGCTTCGAGGCATTCCGTCGAGGTGTGGAGTATCGAGAGAAGAATGACGTTGACGATATTCTCGTCATCTGTAATGCCCCCGATATCATTGAGTACCAGCTCAAGAACGGGGACAGCTTTATCGTCACCTACGATCCCATTCACCGGATCATCGTGATGCGGGTGTTCCTCCACGACGAGGACATCACTATCAAGCCCATCTATATTTACAACAACCGTGAGTACCAGATCGCCTGTGAGTTCCTCAGGCAGGTAATGCACGACAAGATCGACCTTAAGGACGAGTGGATCGCATGAGTATCAAGACAACCAGCGTTATCGACTACTTCACTACTGACGGAGAGCTCGTCGATGAGGCTTCTGAGTTCTCGGGCATCAATCTAGAGGACTATGTCGACAAGCGGTCTCGAATCAAGCCGAACTTCAACAGTGCTATCTCTGGTGTGATGCACTTCGATCTCCATAACGAGGCTGAGGTAAGTTTCTACCGCGCCCCCTCTGTGGTATATGGGGAGGTTACCTTCCCGAACGGCTGCAAGACGGTTCTCTTCAAGTGTCGTCAGAAGAAGAACCTCACTGGGTTCATCCGAAAGGTCCTGGAGATCGGCTCCTGGCCTCTAACCCGTATCCACAACGACTTCCGAGTTTCTTTCTAAGGAGTACACAATGGCACGACTGAGCAACCTGACTATCGAGAACGCCCGCATCTTCTTCAAGGACTTCTCCGCCGCTGGCCCTTACGCTGGTGGTACGAAGCGCACCTTCTGTGTTGAGATCCCTGAGGACATGGTTGAGGCCCTCGAGAAGGACGGCTGGAACCTGAAGTCCCGGGAGTCTCGGAATGATCCGGATGCTGTCACTCACTATCTCAAGGTGGAGGTGTCCTACAGGGCCCGTCCTCCGAAGATCGTCTGCATTCCGAACCTCACTCGGAGGAAGGTGTTCATCACCGAGCAGACTGTTGACAGCCTGGACTACGTCGAGATCCTAAACGTGGACCTCACGATCAACCCCTATGTCTGGGAGGTCAACGGGAACTCCGGTGTGAAGGCATATTTGGGCACCATGTATGTCACAATCGCCGAGGACCCGCTCGACGCCAAGTACGATGAGGAGGTGGCTGCCTGATGCGACGCTATGGTCTCTTCAACTTCCTGTTCGACGTCTTCATGGTCTCTGTGACCAGTGGACTCTGGCTGATCTGGATCTTCATCAGGGAGATGCGGCGAGGCTGATTTTATACCCCGGGGTCTGTAAAAGGGCCCCGGGGTCTCCCACTCATAGAAAGGACACACGTGGCTAGCCGACTTATCGTCAGTGCTGATGATATTCTGAAGGCGGTCAAGGAATCAGAGGAGTTCGAGAGGAAAGCTCTCAATGAGGCTCGTAAGCGAGATCGAGCAGAGGGCAAGGAACCTCGAGAGACTCTGTATCCTAACCCGGATCTTAAGCCTGGTCGAGAGATCGTGCTCGACTACATCAAGAACCCAGAGCGTCGACGTACGCCACGGTGTTCCGTTCACCTTGAGAAGCGTACTGCGAACAACAGCTATCGGTTCATCGTAGACGTGTCTCAGGTTCGAAACCGAGAGCTTGCAGACGAGATTGAGAAGGATCTCTTCGCATTCATGGACTACCTTCTCGACGAGTACGACATCCCACGACGCATTAAAAGGAGCACCAAATGATTACTCTTATCAAGGTTGACGAGGGTCCCGTTGACATCTACGAGCTTCGTATGCAGTATCTTACCAAGCTCAAGGAGACGGATGGGGTTATGCTTCCCACGTTCATCTACAGGAACAAGGATCTTTTCATCACTGAGTTCAAGCCCACTTGCGATGACCAGTGGATCATGTACATGACGAACGCAGAAGGCCTCATCACCAAGATGCGGATCAAGAACGGCGACCTGATGAGCAATGGGTCAGTTCTGTTCCTTGCCGAGGAGCGGAAGACCTACAACGCCAAGGAGTACTTCGACTACTGGAGTGCTCGTGAGGGTAAGCCTGCTCCGTTCTTCTACGAGTCCCGACAGTACCACGTGAAGTCCTTCATGCGGGTTCCTGGTTCGACTGATCTGTGGATCACCGCTGAGCGAGAGACGGGGCACTGGTACACCTTACGCATGTCAGACGACCAGAAGTCTAAGTTCACTCGCATTGCGATGACAAACGAGAAGGGACACCAGACTTACGACTGGATCCTTGAGAATGTCGAGTGGGCCGCGGACACGATCCGTTATTTCTGAGGAGGACGTGATGGAACTCACTGACGGCGGATGGTACAAGACCCCTCGTATTATCAAGGGAAAGGACTTCCTCGCACATATCCACGACACATACGCGTCTGGGAATGCTATGTATGTGGAGTTCAAGGCGTCCGAGGGAGAGGTGCGTATCCTCGAGTACCGGCAACTCTATGATGTAGACACTGAAAACGCGGTCCTTTTCACCATCAATACGCACCCGCAAGAGTCTATCCTCATCAAGAACATTGAGGAGTACGAATTCATCCAGTACCGACACCAGCAAGCATGGAAGGCGATTCATATGGGAAGCACCAAGCGCATCAACCTCGAGCAGTTCGACCAGATCTGGCTTGATCAGACATTCCAGAAGCTGCACCCGGTTGTCGTCAACCACGACGGCAAGTTCTGGCATGTGATGGGGCTGAAGCTCGACGTTGACGCAGATGGCTCGTTCTGGGGGCTCTATCTCAAGCGTCAGGACAGCGACTTCATGAAGGAGATTCGAATGCCTCTGGCTCAGAAGTTCCTCTACAACCCAATCTCGGGTTCCTGGTCTCTTGATGACCCGACTCAGGAGATCAAGGACCTCGAGGAGATCAAGCAGACTCTACGAGCCGATGCGATCTTGGATGTGACGGTATCCGGTGTCCCCATGAAGCTGATCAGGGTTCAGGAGATCGCCAAGGGTGTCCTCTTCTTCGTATTCCTCGACACGGCTGAGAAGCGCCGGTACTACTACGCCCGTCACACGACCAAGCTCCGTATTGTCACAAACGCGGAGAACGGACGCAAGGAGTACCTCCTGGACCACATCAAGGCTATGCACATTGACTGAGCGCTGGAGAAGTTTACCCCACCCCTTCTCAAGGTACGAGGCTTCTGATCTCGGTCGGGTGCGGAATATCTCGAGTGGTAGGGTTCTGACTATCCAGCGCTGTTCTGACGGAGCTCCCGGGTTCTCCCTGTATCGCGATGACTCAGGTAAGCAGACCATGGTTCGCTGTGGGATTGTTATCTGGCGTGCGTTCAACGGAGAGCCCGGGAGGGGGCACTATGTCATCCACCTTAATGGTGACATGGCTAACGCCCGTCTTGAGAACCTCAAGCTGGTGTCCTACTCAGAGTACCGGCAGGCCTGGTATGACGAGTATAACGCAGAGCAGGATCGTATCTTCGACGAGACTGTCTCCGAATTCGACGACTACATCTTCGGCTCTTGTACGGAGTCGGAGTCGGATAGAAAGACTCGATTTGGCTACTGAGCAGTGGAAGACAATCCCCCACCCCTTCGAGAAGTACGAGGTCTCGGACTTGGGGAGGCTTCGGAATAAGCGGACTGGTCGTTTTCTGACCCCCACTCTTGACAAGCAGACCTGGTTCTACCGGATGTACCCTGTTGGAGGCAAGAAGCAGCTCAAGCGCTCAGCTGGGGTGCTTGTGTGGACTGCCTTTGTTGGTTGGATTCCTGATGGGTACTTCGTACAGTACCGTGATGGGAACCGACGGAACTTCTGGGTGAAGAACCTCTACCTCAAGTCCAACTCCGAGTTCCGCAAGGAGGAGTACGCAGAGGGTCGTTCTGGGTTCATGCTTGAGGAGTATGAGTCCGCGTTCGATGAGTGGATCTTCGGAGACTGTCTCGAAAGGAGAACACACTAACCATGACAGTTACGTATCGCCCTGAGCAGATTCAGGCGGTGCGTCAACTGCAGAACGGCAGCATCTTGGCGGGTGGCGTTGGTTCGGGGAAGACCCTGACAAGTCTGGCGTGGTACCTCACGTCGGTTTGTAACGCCGCCTCATTCAAGAAAGGGGGGTCCTTGGCTAAGAAGAAGGTCAAGGGCTCCCCTACGCTGTATGTCATCACAACCGCTAAGAAGCGGGACTCCCTCGAGTGGGAGGAAGAAGCTGCGCGTCTCGGTCTGAGTACAGATCCTGCATGTAGTTTCACAGGTTCATCCATTGTGGTGGACTCGTGGAACAACATCGGGAAGTACTCGGATCGAGAACACGCGGTATTCTTTTTCGATGAGCAGCGTGCTTCCGGCAGTGGGCGCTGGGTCAAGGAGTTCCTCAAGATAGTTAAGAAGAACACCTGGCTTCTGCTCTCAGCCACCCCTGGAGACGTCTGGATGGACTACCTCCCGGTATTCATGGCCCACGGATTCTTCAGGACTCGTACGGAGTTCATGGAGGATCACGTTATATTTGACCGCTTCGCAAAATACCCCAAGGTCAAACGATACATAGGGGAGGCGAAGCTGCAGCGCTTGCGTCGGAGTATCCTTGTGGAGATGCCGGTGGAGCGACACACTACTCGTGAGAGGGAGACCGTCTACTGCGACTACGACCGTGACTTGTATAAGTGGGTCGTGAAGAACAGGATGGATCCCTGGACAGAAGAACCCATTAGAGATGCAGGTGGGGTCTGCAGAATCTTGAGAAAGGTAGTGAGCGACAATGACTGGCGTTCAGACGAGGCCAAGCGCATACTCTCAAGCAATGAGAGAGTTATCGTATTCTACAACTACAACTATGAACTCGATCGAATCCTTGCAGTTTCAGAGAGCCTTGGACTGCCTACGGCGCAATGGAATGGACATCGGCACGATGCTATTCCAGGAGGAGACCGATGGGTCTATATCTGTCAGTACACCTCGGCAGCAGAGGGATGGAACTGTACTAGTACCGATACGGTTCTCTTCTGGTCCCTCAACTATTCCTGGCGAGTGACGGAGCAGTGTGAGGGCCGAATCGACCGATTGAACACGCCATATTCTCGGTTGAAGTACTACTTTCTTGAGTCTCATTCCTCGATAGACGAGGCAGTTAGGCGGTCATTGAGCTCGAAGAAGGTGTTCAACGAGAGGGCTTTCGTCGGTTAGAATACGTGTGACGGTGGTCCAAGATTGGAGTTACAATACGTGTGACGCCCAGTTTTGGACCACCGTGGACCATTTTTTTGTGTTACTGATGTGACTAATGTGACTCGGAATGGGGGTGGGCCAAAAAAAGTGGTCCAGTGGTCGTCACACGTATTGTGGACTTTTCCTTGGAATTGCAACGAAAGGTCGCGGGTGGACCATTTTTATGATAAAACATATATTGATTGATTGATTGATTTTTTAATATATATAAGAGATAAGAGATTTTTCAAGTTTTGTGCCCACCCCCTAGTTTAGTGCTGTTTGATGATGTTTGATTATGTTTATCGATCGAATTTTCACATTAGTCACATCTGTAACAAAACCCAGCCCAATCCAAGAATACCCACTCTACAATACGTGTGACACCCCTTGTCGCAATCTACGTATATAATGATAAGAAGGATAGAAACAAGCCTATCCATTCTTATAGGCTTACCCAGAGGAGCACACCATGCGTGAGTCACAATTTCAAGCACAGCTCATCAAGAAGCTGAACAAGATGCTGCCGGGGATCATCATTCTGAAAAATGACCCCAACTACATTCAAGGTATCCCCGATCTGATTCTTCTCTACAAGAATCGTTGGGCGGCCCTTGAGGTGAAGCGAGGCGCTACTGCCTCAGTCCGTCCGAACCAGGCACACTATGTTCGGACCATGCATGCGATGTCGTATGCCGCATTCATCTACCCTGAGAACGAGAGCGAGATCCTCAGTGAAGTTCAACAGTCACTCACAGCTTAGTGGGGCCCACGCATTCCTCTCCGCCAGTAAGTATCACTGGCTCAACTACTCTCCTGACAAACTGATCGAGACCTTCCGAACCGCCCAGGCTGCCGCAAAGGGTACCCGTCTTCACGAGCTCGCTGCTGAGCACATTCGTTTGAAGATGCGCATGCCTCGAAACAAGGTGACATTCAACAACTATGTTAACGATGCTATTGGGTTTCGGATGGAGCCGGAGCAAGTCCTGTTTTACTCGGTCAACTGCTTTGGCACTGCTGACGCTATCTCCTTTGACAAGGGCCTGCTTCGCATCCACGATCTGAAGACTGGCGTTCACCCCGCCAAGATTGATCAGCTCATGATCTACGCGGCACTCTTCTGCCTCGAGTATGATGAGCGTCCTGGGGCTATCAACTACGAGCTCCGTATCTACCAGAATGATGACATTCAGGTAGCAAACCCGGAGGGCGACGACATCGCCCCTATCATGGACACCATCATCCAATTTGACAAGCTTATCGAGAAGATCAAGGAAGAGGAGGCCTAATGGATCTCGCTCACTATGGTGTTAAGCGTAAGTCTGGACGTTACCCCTGGGGTTCCGGAAAGGACCCGCATCAGCACTCGGGCGACCTCCTCTCCACCATCAAGGATCTGAAGGCAAAGGGTCTCTCTGAGACTGAGATCGCCAAGGGTCTTGGAATGACCACCACCCAGCTTCGAGCCCAGAAGTCCATTGCGAAGAACGAGAAGCGTAAGGCTGACGTGGCAATGGTGGCTAGGCTCAAGGAGAAGGGGATGTCCAACACGGCCATTGGTCGCCGTATGGGCATCAACGAGTCCTCCGTTCGAGCGCTTTTAGACCCCACCCTCAAAGAAAGGGCGGGGAGTACTGAAGCGCTGGCCAAGGAGCTCAAGAAGCAGGTCGGTAAGGACGGTCTTCTTGACGTCGGACTCGGCGTTGAGGTCAATATGGGTGTCACAAGCACCAAGATGAAGACCGCTACCGCTATGCTTGAGGCTGAGGGCTACCACGTCCACAAGGTGAAGGTCCAGCAGCAGACGACTGGTAAGTTCACCGAAATGAAGGTCCTGGTGCCTCCGGGCATGGACTACAAGACGGTTCTGGCCAAGCGGGGCGAGATTAAAGCCCCCGGTGTCAATATTGAGGACCGGGGTCGTACTGTGTACGGTATCGAGAAGCCCACTGCAGTTTCCAGCAAGCGACTTAAGGTTCGCTATGGAAACGAGGGTGGCGCTGATATGGATGGCGTCATCGAGCTTCGACGCAATGTTAAGGATCTGTCTCTTGGCGGATCTAACTATGCTCAGGTTCGTATCTCAGTTGACGGTACGCACTTCCTCAAGGGTATGGCTATGTATTCGGATGATCTCCCTAAGGGATATGACATCCGATTCAACACCAACAAGAAGCCTACTGGCAATAAGTTGGATGCCCTTAAGCCGATGAAGGATGATCCGGCCAACCCCTTCGGTGCCGTGATTCGTAGGCAGATGCATTACGAAGTGAACGGTAAGAAGAAGCTTAGCGCCATCAACATCGTCAACGACGAAGGTACTTGGGGTGATTGGTCGAAGACTTTGAGCTCCCAGTTCCTTTCGAAGCAGCCCGTCTCTCTTGCCAAGCAACAGCTTAAGGCTGCTAGGGATAAGCGCAAGGCCGAGTTCGAAGAGATCATGGCTCTAACAAATCCCTCCGTCAAGAAGAAGCTGCTGCAGTCCTTTGCCGATTCAGTTGATTCTGACGCTGTGGATCTAAAGGCCGCCTCTCTTCCTCGACAGGCCAGCCAGGTCATCCTTCCCGTCCCCAAGATGAAGACTACGGAGGTTTACGCCCCCAACTTCAAACATGGGGAGAAGGTTGTTCTTGTTCGTCACCCTCATGGTGGACGATTCGAGATCCCGGAACTGACAGTCAACAACAAAAACCCCCATGCTAGAAAAACTATAGGGACTAAGGTTAAGGATGCTATTGGTATCCATCCTAAGGTCGCTGAGCGTTTGTCTGGTGCGGACTTTGATGGTGACTCTGTTCTTGTTATCCCGAACAATAGCGGAAAGGTCAAGACCTCACCAGCTCTTAAGGGGCTGAACGGGTTTGACCCCAAGGCTATGTATCCAGAATACCCTGGGATGAAGCGTATGACGTCTAAGCAGACTCAGCTGAAGATGGGTGAGGTATCAAATCTGATTACCGACATGACCATCAAAGGCGCCACCCAGTCTGAGATTGCCCGTGCTGTTCGACACTCCATGGTTGTGATTGATGCTGAGAAGCACCATCTCAATTACAAGCAGTCTGAGATTGACAACGGTATCGCAGCACTCAAGAAGAAGTACCAGGGTCGAGCAAATGCTGGAGCAGCCACTCTGATCTCTCGTGCTTCTTCTAAGGTCTATGTCCCTGATCGAAAGCCCCGGTCCGCTTCAAAGGGTGGGGGTATCGATAAGAAGACTGGTCGAAAGGTTTGGGAGGAAACCGGAAAGACCTACAATAAACCCGTCTTCGGTGAAGATGGGGAGACGATTGTAGGATGGAAGACAGAGAAGAGTATTCTCAAATCCAAGAAGCTGGCAGAGACTAATGATGCATTCTCTCTGGTTTCTAAAGATGGGAGTACCATCGAGACGGTGTATGCCAACCATGCTAATGAGCTGAAGGCCATGGCTAATGAAGCTCGGAAGGCTACGCTTGCTATCCCCTCTGTCCGAAAGAACCCCCAGGCCGCTAAGACCTATGCCCCTGAAGTTAAGTCCCTCAAGGCCAAAGTAAACGAGGCCCTCCGGAATAAACCCAGGGAAAGACAGGCACAGGTCCTAGCCGACGCGGTTGTCAGGGCTAAGAAGCAGGCTGATCCAACCTTAGCCAAAGATAAGGAACGCATCAAAAAGGTACGCCGCCAGGCTTTAGCCGAGGCCCGTTCAAGAACGGGGGCTGGTAAGAAGCCTTTCTCTATCACACCACAAGAGTGGCGAGCTATCCAGGAAGGTGCTATCTCACAGGCTGCACTGAACAAGGTTCTTGAACTTGCTGATGAATCAGTAGTTAGGGAACTGGCTACACCTAGGGCACAGCCTAAGATCTCGTCTAGCATGGTGTCCAGGGCCAAGGCTATGAGTAGTAGAGGTAAGACTGCTGCTGAGATTGCTGAAGCTTTGGGAATCTCAACAACTTCTGTACACCGTGCTCTAGAGGAGGGCTGACCACACCATGGTACACACCCTCTCACAGGGCCTCTCTGAGGAGGTCTACTATGGCTAGGATGTTGAGTACAATCGACAATCCTTACGATCCAAGAACTTCATGGGACGAATGGTTTGCTTTTGACACTGCCCACGGCTACGGTACCTGTGGCCTCCTGGCCAGGCTGTGCACATCAAGCGATTCGTTAAGTGAAGAACTTGAAATCGAAGAAATTGAAAACGCAATTGATCGAATTCTCAAGTTTGATGAGACAAATTTCTATCAAACTTTTGAGATCGATGATTGAAAAATAAAAATTTCTTCGTCGACCCGGGGGAGGGGGGTCTCGCATTTAGGCCCCCCACCCTCATCGCCGCCCCCTCCATATTTTCCCCGGAGGGATATTTGGAAAGCCAATTGGGGACTAGGTTCTAGGGCCCATCAGGAAGTTTTTGTGTGCTCCTTTCTTCCTGCTGGTCTCGCTCACAACGGGCCCTAGAATCTAGCCCTCAATTGGCCCCAAACGCCCTCTATCTAAGGAGCAACTATGGGTAAAAGGGCCGCAACACCCTCTAAACCAGCTCGAACTGTAGAGCAACGCGAAGCGCAAATGATCAACCTGGCGCTTGAGCTCGCTGAGAAGCAGCTTCGAGAGGGTACAGCACCGGCAACCACGGTGAATCACTACCTCAAGCTCGCCTCCACAAGAGAACAGCTGGAGGTAGAGAAGCTGAGGAATGAAACAGCACTCCTCGAGGCGAAGAAGACGGCGCTCGTCAGCGCTGAGCAAGCCGAGAAGATTGCCAAAGAAGCCATCGAAGCCTTCCGTACATACTCTGGAGCGGGAGATGTTACGAACGTATACTGAACTGGCGCGCCTCGAGACCTTTGAGGAGCGGTTTGACTACCTGGCCCTCACCGGGCAAGTCGGTACAGCCACGTTTGGCTTCGATCGTTACCTGAACCAGCGATTCTACACCTCGACGGAGTGGAAGAAGGTCAGGAACTTTGTTCTGGCTCGAGACGAAGCCTGTGACCTCGGGATCGAGGGTCTTGACATCAGATACATGCCGCTAATCCACCACATGAATCCGATTCAGCCTAAAGATCTCGAGGAATTCAATCCAGACATCCTCGAGCCAGAGTTTCTCATCACGACAACCAAGAATACCCACAACGCGATACACTTCGGAGACCGATCGAGGTTGACACCACGAGTTGTTGAGCGTCGACCGAATGATCAAGCTCCCTGGAGGATCTAATGGGAACGATTCTTGAAGATACTAAGAAGGCCATCGGCATTATGCCGGGATATGATGTCTTCGATGACCAGATCCTCATGCATATCAACACTGCACGGATGGATCTCGCACAATTGGGGCCAAAATGCGATGTCCCGATTGAGAAAGATACGGCCTGGACTGTCTTCGACCAGATCGATGACGAGGCTGCAATCAAGTCTTATATCGCCATGAAGGTTAAGCTGTTCTTCGACCCACCGGGGAACTCCTTCTTGGTATCGGCATACCAGAAGCTGATCGAGGAGGCAGCATGGCGACTGATCTATCAGACCGAGGGGAAGCAGAGGTAGAAGACCTCGTCCACCACGGCGTAAAAGGCCAGCGATGGGGCGTCATTCGTAAGAAGGCGTCTGCAGGCCGCGTTGCTACGGCAAGGGCCCTCAAGAAGACTGGACGATTTACCGTCGACGCTTCACGAAAGACGGCATCCAGCGTTCGAAAGGCTAAGCAGGCTCATGACGCACGAGTTGCCGGAAAGGTCGAAGCTAAGAAGGCAGCTAAGGCCCGAAAGAAGTTCGCAAACCGCGGATACAAGAAGATCAGCGACACCGAGCTCCAGTCTCGAATTAAGCGGCTGGAGCAAGAGAAACGCTATCGGGAGCTCAAGGCCGATCGCCACCTGGTTCGAGGTCGTGAAGTCACTCGATCGATACTCGAGAACTCTCTGACCAAGGCCGGAACGTACGCAGCAACCAAGGCTATGAAGACGGCCTTCGATAAGTCGTTCGATCCCGGAAAGTCGGGGAAGTCCGCAGCCGAGACTCTCAAGAAGGCAGCGGAGAAGGCGAAGGAAGCCGCTGAGGCCGCTTCTGTCGTGGCTGAGGAGACTAAGAAGGAAGCCAAGTCTATTGGCGGTCCCGCGCTCAAGAAGGCTCCCGAACGCAAGCAGATCGAGAAGCCCAAGTCGTTCAAGCAGACTAAGCCCTCGCCTAAGAAGAAGCGGTACCCTCGTAATCCTGGGAGCACTGCCAAGTAATGCTCTCGAACACCGCAGTACCAAAATACTACGGGCAGTTTCGTGACGCAGTCATTCGAGGCGAGATTCCAGTATGCGAAGAGATCTCATGTGAGATGAACCGGATTGATGCACTTGTTGCCAATCCAGAATACTACTACGACGATCAAGCCGTAGAAGGATTCATCGCATACTGCGAGAATGAGCTTACTCTGTCCGACGGAGCCGACCTCCATCTTCTTGACAGCTTCAAGCTCTGGGCCGAACAGCTCCTTGGATGGTACTACTTCGAGGATCGCCAGGTCTTCGTCCCGTATGAGGACGGAGTCGGCGGTCGATACGAGACCAAAACAGTAAAGAAGCGCCTTACAATTAAGCAGTATCTGATCGTTGCTCGTGGAGCAGCGAAGTCTATGTACATGTCGCTCATCCAGAACTACTTCCTGGTGATCGACACTACAACGACGCATCAGATCGCTACGGCTCCGACCATGAAGCAGGCCGAAGAGGTGATGGGTCCATTCCGGACTGCCATCACCCGCGCAAGAGGTCCGCTGTATAAGTTCCTGACTGAGGGATCCATTCAAAATACAACCGGTGCGAGGGCTAACCGCCAGAAGCTGGTTGCGACTAAGAAAGGCGTCGAGAACTTCTTGACGGGATCCCTTCTCGAGGTTCGACCCATGTCCATCGACAAGCTACAGGGTCTTCGGCCCAAGGTTTGCACGGTAGATGAGTGGCTTTCCGGCGACATCCGTGAAGACGTGGTCGGTGCACTCGAACAGGGTGCCTCGAAGATCGACGATCCAGTAATCCTGGCCGTCTCGTCCGAGGGAACCATCCGCAATGCTGTGGGCGACACCATGAAGATGGAATTGCTCAAAATCCTGAAGGGTGAATACATCGCCCCTCACATCTCAATCTTCTACTACCGCCTTGACGACATCAAGGAAGTAGCAGATCCTGCTATGTGGGTGAAAGCCCAGCCGAACATTGGTATTACTGTCTCTTATGATCGGTACCAGCAGGACGTCGAGCGAATGGAACAAGCTCCAGCTGCTCGAAACGACATCCTCGCCAAGAGGTTCGGAATCCCCATGGAGGGATACACGTACTTCTTCACCTACGAGGAGACGATCCCGCACAGGAAGAACACCTTCTGGAACATGCAGTGCGCTATGGGTGCCGACTTGTCCCAGGGTGATGACTTCTGTGCGTTCACCTTCCTATTCCCACTCCGGAATCAGGCTTTCGGCGTAAAGACTCTGGCATACATCTCCGAGCTGACGCTCATGAAGTTGCCTGGAGCTTTACGCCAGAAGTATGACGAGTTCATCCAAGAAGGAAGCCTCCGAGTCATGGAGGGTACCGTCCTGGACATGATGGAAGTCTATGAAGATCTAGACCAATACATCGATGAACAGAAGTACGACGTCTCGGCGTTTGGGTTCGACCCGTATAACGCCAAGGAGTTCGTAACTCGGTGGGAACAGGAGAATGGACCGTACGGTATCGAGAAGGTAATCCAGGGTGCTAGGACTGAGTCGGTTCCTCTCGGGGAGCTAAAGAAGCTGGCCTCTGAACGCCTCCTCATCTTCGACCAGGAACTCATGTCCTTCACCATGGGGAACTGTGTCACTCTCGAAGATACCAACGGAAACCGGAAGCTACTGAAGAAGCGCTCGGAAGAGAAGATCGACTCAGTGGCTGCTCTGATGGATGCCTTCGTGGCATACAAGATCAACAAGGAGGCATTCGAATGAGCGAGGAGGTGAAATGGGTCTTAGTGATCGACTAGCTCACGCATGGAATGCGTTTTCAAAATCCCCGGACAAGAAGAACTTCACACCGGAGTACGGTTCGTGGACATTCGGTAATCCAAACCTGAATTACCGACCTGTCGTCGGCGACCAGACAATCGTCACGAGCATCTACAACCAGATTGCTATTGATGTATCGAATGTTCCTATTCGACATGTCAAGACTGACGATAATGGCAACCTCAAGAGCTACTACCGTAGCTACCTTGACGACTGCCTTTCTCTGAGCGCCAATATTGACCAGACCGGCCAGGGATTCTTCCAGGATTTGGTACTCACGCTCTTCGAAGAGGGCGCCGTAGCGATCGTTCCTGTAGATACGGATGTCAGTCCCGACCTGACTCAGGGCTACGACATCAAGTCTATGCGAGTCGGCACAATCCTGAACTGGTATCCTCGCCACGTTCGAGTCGAGGTCTACAATGACCAGACTGGACAGCGAGAACAGCTGACTCTCGAGAAGGAGTTTGTCGCTGTTGTACAGAATCCTCTGTACAGCGTGATGAATGCTCCGAACTCAACGCTGCAGCGACTGACGCAGAAGCTCCACCTGTTGGATGCCATCGACAAGCAGTCTGGATCCGGTAAGCTGGACATTATAATTCAGCTTCCGTACGTCGTCAAGACTGAACTGAAGAAGCAGCAGGCCGAGGCACGACGAAAGGCGATTGAGGAACAGCTCGCTGGGTCACAGTATGGTATTGCTTACACCGACGGTGCAGAGCGAATTACACAGTTGAACCGACCTTCCGAGAACAACCTCATGAGCCAGATTCAGTGGCTCACCACCCAGCTGTATAACCAGCTCGGAATGACTGAGGATGTCTTCACCGGCAAGGCCGATGCTCGACAGATGCTGAACTACCAGAACCGAACGGTTCGTCCAGTTCTGAAAGCGATCACGGACGCCATCACCAGGACTTTCCTCACCAAGACTGCCCGAACGCAGCGCCAGCGGATCATGGCGATCGAGGATCCGTTCCTCAACGTCCCGCTGGAGGAGATGTCCAAGCTGGTCGACTCCGTCAAGCGCAACGAGATTGGTACTGCCAACGAGCTTCGTCCGAAGTTCGGCTGGGCCCAGTCCGAAGACGAGACGGCAAACCAGTTGGTAAACTCCAACATCAATCCGATGGGCGAGGAACAGCCGCCTGGCGAGGAGCCGGTCGACGAAGTCCCTGCATCGGAGGTACCAATTTCCGAACTGATGGAGAGTAGTCAAAATGGCAGTTAAGTGCGATTTCTCTGGCTACGCCACGAAGAACGACGTTCGGTGCTCGGATAACAAGGTCATCCGACACGGGGCATTCGCGGCGTATGATGGGAAGACTGTGCCTCTGGTCTGGCAGCACAAGCACGGAGACGTTGAGAACGTCCTCGGGCATGCTGACCTCGAGGTTCGTGAGGACGGCGTCTATGCCTACGCCCACCTCAACAACACCGATCGTGGCCGGACCGCTCGAGAGATGGTCAAGAACGGCGACATCAAGGCGATGAGCATCTATGCTACCCACGTCAAGGCTCGGGGCAACGATGTTGTCCATGGCGAGCTCGTCGAGGTGAGCCTGGTGCTCCGGGGCGCTAACCCTGGTGCCCTCATCGACCAGGTCTCCATCGAGCATGGCGACAACGGCGATGAGATCGAGGCTGTCATCTACACTGATGCACAGCTGGACTTCGTTTCTCACGGCGACGACTTTGAGGACGAGGATGAAGACTTCGAGGCGGAGGAGACGGATGACGTCGAGCACGCTGAGGAGGAGCCGGAGGCCGATGCGGCTGAGGGCGACGAGGACGACCCCACTCTCGGGGAGATCTTCGATGGAATGACCGATGAGCAGAAGACGGCGGTCTATGCCATCGTCGGACAGCTCGTCGATTCCGTAGATGAAGAGGCGGAGGAGTCGGAGACCGAAGAGGTTGAGGACACCGCCCATTCCGACGCAACTGAGGATACTATGGCTCACAAGAACGTGTTTGAGGGCTCCGCTACCACCGAGGAGCTCCCCGTCCTGACTCACGCCCAGGTCGAGACCATCTTCGAGGACGCTCGCTCCAGCGGCTCCCTGAAGCAGGCCATCCTGGCTCACGCCGACGCTTACGGCATCAAGCAGATCGAGACCCTCTTCCCTGAGGCTAAGGATCTGTGGAACCAGCCGGAGTTCATCAAGCGCAAGACCGATTGGGTCAACTCCGTTGTCGGCGCTGCTAAGCACTCCCCCTTCTCCCGTATTCGCACCCGCTTCGCCGACATTACCGCCGACGAGGCCCGTGCCCGGGGTTACATTAAGGGCAATAAGAAGGAAGACGAGGTCTTCACGCTTCTGCAGCGTGTCACCTCACCGACCACCATCTATAAGAAGCAGAGGTTGGATAGGGATGACATCCTGGACATCACCAACTTTGATGTCGTCTCTTACATCCGCGGCGAGATGAAGATCATGCTGGAGGAGGAGCTCGGTCGAGCTGTCCTCATCGGCGACGGTCGCCAGGCCTCCTCCAAGGACAAGATCAAGGAGGACTGCATCCGCCCGATCTACAAGGAGGACAGCCTCTACGCTCCTCGCGTCGTCCTGGCCAAGGAGACCACCACCGAGGACGTCCTGGACTCCATCGTCCGCGCTATGGACGACTACGACGGCGCTGGTAACCCGACCTGGTTCGCCGAGCCCCACATGGTCACCGAGATCCTTCTACTCAAGGACAAGATGGGTCACCGTCTGTTCCGTAGCGTCTCTGAGCTGGCCGACTACGTCGGTGTCTCGAAGATCGTCAAGGTTCCGCTCATGAAGGGCCTTCAGCGCGCTTCCGCCAAGAATGGCACCGTCGACGCTCTCGGCATCATTGTCAACATGTCCGATTACACCATTGGTGCGGACAAGGGCGGTCAGCTCTTCGCTGCTGAGGACTTCGACATCAGTTTCAACCAGTACCACTACCTCTTGGAAACTCGCCTCTCCGGTGCGCTGACTCACCCGAAGTCAGCCATCATTGTTGAGCGGAAGACCGAGACTGGTAACGTCGTCGCTGAGCCGTGATAGATGGCCAAATTCTTCGGTGAGATAGGATTTGCAACCCAGGTCCAGACTGAGCCGGGAATTTGGGAAGACAAGATCGTCGAGAAGCAGTACTACGGCGACGTGTTTCGTGAAGCGCGCCGCTTTGGTGCCAGTGATGAGATTCTGGGGAATATCAACCTCAGTAACCAGATCAGCATTATTGCTGACGGGTTCTTAACGGATAACATCCAGAACCTCAAGTACGTACACTGGATGGGGGGACTTTGGAAGATCTCCTACGTGGAGCTGAAGTTCCCCCGTCTGGTTCTCGAGTTGACGGGGGTGTATAATGGACCGACGGCTAGCTCTCCATGAGAAGCTGGTAGAGATCCTCGGGTCAGACAAGGTCTATTACCAACCACTCCCGTCTCTTAAGCTCTCGTATCCGTGTATCGTATACGAGCGGCATCCGGGTGATCCGATGTACGCGGACAACCTCAAGTATATCAAAGCAAACCGGTTCCAGGTTACTCTGATCGCCCGGCATCCCGAGGACCCGACACGAACGAAGATCGAGGACCTTTTGTTCAGCCGCCATGAGTCCCGACTCGTAGCGGACAACCTCTATCACGACATCTTCGACGTCTACTATTAGGAGTTAACATGGCTGCACTTGTCTGGGACAAGACTGGTGAGCGCCGTATTGAGACTGGTGTCGACCACTGTGCACTTTATGTGTACGACCCGGCTCAGAAGACCTACGGCAAGGGTGTCGCTTGGAATGGTATCACCGCCATCTCTGAGAAGCCCGAGGGCGCCGAGGCGACCGACCTCTACGCCGACAACATTCTGTACCTCTCGATGCTCTCGGCTGAGAAGCTGAAGGCCACGATTGAGGCCTACACCTATCCTGATGAGTTCGAGCAGTGTGACGGTTCCGCCACGCTGACGAAGGGTGTCAAGATCGGTCAGCAGGACCGACTCGCCTTCGGTCTCGTCTACCGTACCAAGATCGGTGACGACGTGGCTGGTCAGGACAAGGGCTACAAGCTCCACGTCCTCTACGGCTGCAAGGCCTCTCCTTCCGAGAAGGGCTACAAGACCGTTAACGACTCTCCCGAGGCAATCTCCTTCTCTTGGGAGCTGTCCACCACCCCTGTCACGGTGAGCGGTGCTAAGCCGACCTCCCTGCTGACCATCTCGTCTCTGGACGTCGACGCCGGTAAGCTGAAGACCCTCGAGGCTAAGCTGTTCGGTTCCGACGCTCAGGGTGGAGGCGGGGCTCTCGAGCCCAAGCTGCTCCTGCCCGACGAGATCAAGGCGCACTTCGCAGGCTGATATACCACACCGGGGGCTCAGAGACCTAGACTCCTGGGCCCTCGGTGCCTGCAATGCTTATAGTTTCTATCCCGGATCTTGACGGGTTCGATGAGGCGACAGGTACGTTCGTCTCCATGCCTGGCGGAATCCTGCACCTGGAGCACAACTTGGTCGCGCTGTCAAAATGGGAGTCAATTACCCATAAACACCTCATTGGTAACGACAAAGTCACCCCTGAGGAGATGGCCCTCTACATCAAGTGTATGATCACTGATGAAGAATACGACCCGTCGCTCCTGGATAGGATCCCCCCATCTGAGGTAGATCGTATTAGCGCCTATATGGCTGATACGATGACTGCAACTACCATCCGTGAGACGGGTGGAGAATCTGGATCTGGTGAGTATACATCCTCCGAACTAATCTACTACTGGATGATTGCTTGTCAGATCCCCTTCGAGTGTGAGACCTGGCACATCAACCGACTACTTACACTCATTCGGGTTTGTAACCAAAAGAATCAGCCCGATAAGAAGATGTCCCAGTCCGAGATTATGGAACGGAACCGGGAACTCAACAGGGCCAGGCGAGCAAAGCTTGGTTCGAAGGGATAACAATGATCAGTCACGAAGACATTCCCGAGGAGGCGCTTGCTCCGCAGGCCCACATCGGCACTGATCCCATGGAGGACAAGGACATTCATGTGTCCCAGACTACTGAGGTGATGAAGTGAGCGTCGCAGATCAGGTACTCGCTCGCGCCGCAGCGAGGATTGGTTATTATGCACCGGACGACCCTCAGCCCGGATCTGAAGCTGGCCGATACTGGGCAGCTCGAACTGGTCAGCAGTGGCTTGCTGGACCGTCCGACTCTGTTTGGTGGTGCATGCTCTTCGTCAGCATGTGTTTGGACGAGTGCGGGCAGATTGACGCTATTGGAGGATTCTCCTTTAACACTGACTACACCGTCAACAAGGTCCGCCAGCACCCTGACGCTTACTTCGTATCGGTTTACGACGCCCAGCCTGGAGATGTCGTCATCTACAACTGGGATGGCGGCGGTACGGACCACGTGGGCTTCGTCGAGAAGAACCTTGGCGGAGGTACGATCCAGACGATCGAGGGAAACACCTCGTCTGGTAGCTATGGTTCGCAGTCTGCTGGTAATGGTGTTTGGCGCCGAGTCCGAAGCGAGTCGATCGCTTATGTGATTCGTCCTGCGTATACAGATTCCCCCAGTAATACTGCTCCCGCTGGTCCCGCTGACATCCGTGCTCTACAGCGCGCCGTTCGAGCCACCCCCGACAATGTCGCCGGTCCGAATACTCGGTCCCGTTGCTATGCTCTTGCCGCGGCTTCTGAGTGGGGGGGAAAGACCTTCCCCTTCGGCGTGGCATTCACGCAGTCCGTGGTCGGCACTGAGCAGGACGGTGTCTGGGGTGAGGCCTCTGAGGAGGCTCACGACGCAACAGTCGAGGCCGTTCAGGCTGCGGTCGGCGCAGAGGTCGATGGCGTCTACGGCGCCGAGACAAACACCAAGGTGAACGCCCTGCTCGACAGGGCCGAACAGCCGTAGGAGGCTCAAAATGGCAGCGCCATACTGTACTTTAACGGGAACTATTCCCGGAGGAGAGAATGGTCGGGCTCTTGTCCGAATCGTTCCTGACGTAAAGGGTGCTACGGCTACCGTCGACGGTGCCGCAGTCTCGATGCGCGAGCACATGGTTCGGACAGACCAGGCTGGCGCTGTCAACCTCGAGGTGCTGGCTCCGGGCGCTGGAGTAACCCCCTCTGGCGCCTGGACCCACACCATCTACATCGATTCCCCCAAGTTTGACATCGTCAAGCACATTGCTCTGACTCAGGGTGGAACTATTGACATTATGTCCGCCGACCCCACATCCGAGATATCCCCACTTCCGTTCGGCGGTGGAGGTGGCGGAGGGGCTGGTTCGCCTGGTCCAATCGGCCCTCGAGGCCCCAAGGGTGATGCTGGTCCTGCCGGACCGCCTGGGCCTAAGGGTGATGCTGGTGAACGCGGACCTGCCGGACCAGAAGGCCCTCGAGGTCTTCAGGGTCCCCCTGGACCTGCTGGCGGTGGAGTTGGAGGAACCCCGGTACCTGGCCCCAAGGGTGATGCTGGTCCCGCCGGACCTCCTGGACCCAAGGGCGAGAATGGAGCAGCTGGCCCAGCTGGGCCACCTGGACCCCAAGGCCCTCCCGGACCTGCAGGAGAGCGTGGTCCCGCCGGTCAGGATGCAGTCACCCCTCAGCTCGACAGGTATCTCACTAAGGACGAGGCAGCCAAGACCTACGGCGAGAAGGCGGACGTCGAGGATGCACTCCGACAGACTAATCCGTTCAAGAATGGTGCCAGGTATTATTCGCCAGTGACCTATTACTGGCCTGACTACTACCAGGATGGAAAGCCGGGTCAGTTCTCCAAGTGGGCTCAGACGCTGAAGTTCCGGGACAACCTCGGATACGTCATCCTTAACCGCAACAGCGGTGACTGGGAGGCTCAAGAGGTAGACTTTCAGAAGCAGGGTGAACTCGCTCTCGGTGCTGGTGCTAAGAAGGTACTGTTCTATATCAAGACCCAGTACGGAGCAGCCATTAATCCCGATGCTGAGGAGAACCGAGGCGTTCCCAACGCAGCCAAGTTTACCAAGGAGTACATCCTTGAGCAGCTGAAGCGAGCCAAGCAGTGGTATGGCGATCTGGTACAGGGCGTCTTCCTTGACGAGGTTATCAACGGGTGGGACGCTCGGAAGGATCGGATTCCGTGGTATAAGGATCTGATCGATACAATCCGCCGCGAGAACGGACTGGACTTCGTGATCGCCATCAACACCGGATCTAACATCTCTCAGGCGATGTGTGACCTGGACTTCGACGTCTGCATGATGTTTGAGGGTACGGCAACCAAGTTCCTCCAGGAGGATCCGACTTCACCGATCCTTCCGGACCACATGAAAACCTACCCATCAATTCGATGGTGGGCAGTGGTTCACTCCGTCACTTCAGAGAACTACCAGAAGGTCTTCGACAAGGCCGACAACCTCGCCATCAGCCACCTCTATGTTACCGACGGCTTCCTTGTTGAGGATCCTCAAAATGGTGGTCAGTGGCACCCGGTTGGCAACCCTTACGAGAATCCTCCGGGCACCGAGATCCGTGAGCTGATCATTCCGTGGCTCAAGGGGTACCTGAAGCTCAAGCTTAAGGTTGACAATCTCAAGATTCCGGAGGTCCCGAAGATGATCGTCCTCGGACCAGATGACCCAGTGCCCGCTGGGACTCCGTCTGGGACGGTGATTGTTAGGCGGGCCAAGTAATGGCTAGTGTCTTTCCAGTAATTGGCGCCTGGTGGGGAGGTAATGGCGCTCGAATCGGTGACGGGCGATTGATCCGAAAGGGCTCCAGTTCCACACCATTCGAGAGCACGGCCTATACTGTCGGCGATCGCAAGTGGACTGTCGAGATCACTTACTCAGCAGACCAAGACACTCAGATCGCCATGCGAGCCAACTGGTTCGAGGCGGGAAAGAAGACCACCGGTAAGCAGGACTTCATCACCACCTGGAATATCCGGGGCGGTACTAATGCCGCAATCAAGTTCGACTTCGAGCTTCCGAACAATACCTATCCAATGTGGACTCCGTCCATTGCGGTTCCAGGTACGGCTCAAGACATCACTATCCACAACTTCAACGTCTATGAGACGCCCAAACCAGGCTTACATGTCCATGTAGCTACCGGTAGTGGATCGGAGGCCAATGGTTTCGGAACTGCTTCGCTACGAAGCCTCCCGGCTGAGATCGGCGACCTTATAGTTGTATTCTATGCTTCGCAGTTTGGAGACACTAAAGCCAGACCTCCTGCTGGTTGGGATTTCCAATACACCCGTGATGCCGGTGGGCGATCTGGGTATGTAGCGGTAAAGCGAGCTACACAATCCGATATTGATGGCAACTTCAAGCTTAATAGTGATGTTGCCACCAACGCTAGAGAGAACTTTGTCTTATTCTCGATCGGCGGGGTATCTAACTATAAGATACACACCTGGCAACCAGGTATTCCCGCTCTCGATAAGACCAAGAAAAATCTAGTAGCGGTACAGTATCACGCGCCATCTTCTCGAGACGAACCAGTATGGTATCCCCCGGGTACCGATCCAATCGCTAGAGGCGGTAAGCGCAACCGAGGATCCTCATGGTCGATGACCATCGGGGCACTGGCTTCGTCTGTCAAGGACTCATATGGCGCCAAGGCATATGCCTGGGTGGAGCTTGAAGAGGAAAATCCAGAACCTCCAGCCGTAGTCGTGCCCGGTATAGAGATTACCGATTCCGGAAATTCCAACCCGGTATTCGTGTATTGGAACGGTGAACTGAAACCGTCTACCATGCGTGCCGTACCAAGAGGATACGCCGATATATACACAATGATGGATGCTCGTGGGTTCCTAATCGCCCACAGAGGAGGATCCGTCAGCTGGCCTGAGGCCTCGATTCGGGCATACACCAACTCGGTGATGTTCGGCGCAGGGGCTTTGGAGGTCTCATGTCAGAAGACGAAGGATGGAGTCTGGTTTCTGAACCATGATCGCACCCTCCAGCGGGTCGACAAGTCTGCCCCGGATACCCCCGTCACCGAAATGACCTGGGCGGAGATCCAGAAGTTCACAACCATGGGCGAACCATTTATGACGGTCGAGGAGTACTTCACCGCCTACGGTTCGAGTCACATCACGGTGCTCGATCCGAAGTATTCTGCCGCCCAGTGGCAGGAGCTGAAGAAGTTCTTTCCGACGGATGCCCAAGGGCGAATCATTTGGAAGTTCTCGATCGATGCCGGATGGCTGGCCAATCAGTGGAAGTCCGATGGATGGAAGTGCTGGGGCTACTCATATCCAGATCAGGTAACTGACGGTCGCATCAATGAGTGGCACAAACCATGGGACTACATCGGTATGTCCTTCGATGCCAGCGATGAGGTTTGGAACCGAACCACCGGACTCGGTAAGCCGGTATGGGGGCACATCTGCCCAACCCGAGACGCCTATGACCAGGCTATGGCCAAGGGTGCCATTGGGTGTATGGTCTCCGGGGTGGCCAACATCTACTCCGAATCTCTAGTCTAGGAGAAATCATGATTACGATCGAGAGCCAGGGAGACTGGAAACTCACCAGGAATTGGTTTGACAAGATGACGAAGTTAGACCTGGCTCTGATCATGAATCAGTTCGGCAAGGAGGGGGTTTCTGCTCTCAAGGCGGCGACCCCCTCCAGGTCGGGCGAGACCGCGGCTAGCTGGAACTACGAAGTCACTCGAACCGGTAACAGCTGGAAGATCACTTGGACAAACTCACATGTTAACAACGGCGTAAACATCGCCGTCATCTTGCAATATGGTCACGGAACCCGTAATGGTGGGTATGTCGTTGGCCGAGACTACATCAACCCCGCTATCAGGCCCGTATTCGACAAGATAGCGAAGAAGGCCTGGAAGGAGGTCACTAAGTAGTGGCAACTATTGACGAGCGGGTAGTCTCGCTCAAGATGAACAACAAGCAGTTCCTGTCCGCAATCAAGGAATCCGCGTCTGGTATGGACAGGCTCAAGGAATCCTTAAAGATGCAGGGGGCTGCAGATGGTCTCTCTCGTATTGGAGAGATAGCTAAGAATACGACTCTAGGCGATCTGGCCACGAAGGCCCTCGATATCGGCAAGAACATGACCGTCATGCAGGGTCTTGCCGTAACCGCGTTCGGCGGAATCGGTGTCGCGGCGCTCAATGCCGGTAAACAGATCGTCTCCGGGTTCATTGGAACGATCAAAGACGGCTTTAATGAGTATGAGCTCAAAATGAGAGCTATTCAGACCATTATGGCCAATACAGTCGAGAAGGGGACCACCCTTTCTGAGGTCAAGACCTCCCTTGCCGAGCTGAACACCTATGCCGATAAGACGGTATACAGCTTCAGCGACATGACTCACGCCATTGGTCTGTTCACCGCAGCTGGTGTCGATCTTCAGACATCCGTTGCTTCGATTAAGGGTCTATCTAACCTCGCTGCGGCGTCTGGGTCTACAGCTCAGCAGACAGCCACGGCGTATACACAGCTATCGCAAGCTATTGCTGCTGGTGCAGTTCACCTCCAGGACTGGAACTCTCTGGTTCAGGCTGGTATGGGTGGTGAATCCTTCCGCAACGCTCTTATCGAGACCTCCCGAATGATGGGTACTGGCTACGATGAGGCTATCGCCAAGGATGGGAACTTCCGAGAGTCTCTCAAGGAAGACTGGCTTACTGCCCAGGTTATGACGACCACCCTTACTGCACTAACAAATGACCTCTCTGAGTCTCAGCTCGTCGAGATGGGTTATTCAGAGGAGCAGGCCCACAAGCTTAAGCAGTTTGCTCAGGGTGCTTTTGATGCCGCGACTAAGATTCGAACCTTCAGTCAGCTAGTAGATACGACCAAGGAAGCCATCGGCTCCGGGTGGGCTGAGACTTTCGAGATTCTCTTTGGCGACTTCGAAGAGGCATCAGATCTGTTTACCGCTATCGGTGACTGGCTTGGCGCAGTCATTAAGTCCAGTACTGATGCTCGAAACGGGTTTCTACAGATGTGGAAGGACCTTGGTGGTAGGACGGCTCTTGTTCAGGGGTTAGCAAACATCTTCTGGGCGGTTGTTAAAGTTCTGGGGCAGATCGGCACAGCCTTCCGCCGAGTGTTCATGAATGCTAGTGCTGAGGGTCTTGTCAGGATCACGAAGGCATTCGAGAACTTCACTTCGAAGCTTATCATCACTAACAACTTCGCGGATAAGCTAGAGTGGACATTTACCGGACTATTCTCAATATTCCACCTCTTTGCTACGATCCTCGGGGAAGTCGCGCAGGTAGTCTTTACGGTAGCCTCGCATATCGTCAGCGCCCTGTTCCCAGCCTTCACGGGTATTAACTCTGGTGTGTTCCAGATCACTAAGGTCCTCGGCAAGGCTATCTACTGGTTCGACCAATGGTTCACCAAGCTGGATATTGGCGGGAAGGTACTGAAGCTTCTTCTACCGCCAATCGACCTGGTCGGCAAGGCTATCAAGTGGGTTGTGGATAAGATCCATGACTTCATTATGTGGATCGACTTCACCGGAAAGGTTCAGAGTGCAGGGCAAGGACTTAAGAACCTTGCTTCGAAGTTCGGTCTGGTTAAGGATGCGCTTAAGAATTCTGTCGTTGGTCGAGAATTTGCTTCGGCCATGGATTCTATAAAGATCGGAATCGATAAGACTAAGACTAAGGTCAACGAGTTCGCCCAGAGTGTCGGAGACAAGCTCAAAGCTAAGCTTACGTCTGGTAAGTCAGCTCTATCCGACTACTTCAAGGGCTTCAACTTCGGGGACCTGTCTTCCAGCGAGGCAATCGTAGCTTCCCTCGGGAACAAGTTTGACGAACTTGGTCAGAAGCTGAAGATTTCCGAGAAAGTCCAGTGGCTCAAGGAGAAACTTGTTGAGCTGAAGGAAGTCCTGATTGAAACCTGGAACACTGTTCAAAATAGCAGTGTTTGGCCCAAGCTAGGTAAGGCTTTCTCTGATGTAGGCAGCAAGGTCAAGGACGTAGCCATCTCCTTCCGCGACTGGGTTAACGGACACGGCGAAGTCAAAACTAAGGCTAAGGAAGCTGCCGGTGCAGTTTCTGAGGTCGGCTCTGCTGCAGCTCAGGCTGCCAAGGAGACTGGTCAGGCAGCAAAGGAGAACTTCCTCAAGAAGTGGTTCGAGGACATCAAGCAGGTTGCTAATGCAATCCATCTTCCCGAGTTGTTCGACACCATCAAGCAGAAGTTCATCGAGTTTAAGGACTTCGTTACAAATACCTTCGCCCCAAAGGTTAAGGAAGGCGTTAAGAACGCCTTCGGGTCCATTGGCAACGCACTTAGCAATGCAAACTCCAATCTCAAATCCTATGACATGGGTAAAATCCTTGTCGGGGCTATCGGTGGTGGAGTACTTATTGCCTTTACTCGATGGATCAACTCCTTTAAGAAGAACTTCGACAAGATCGGCGGCATGGCCGAGAAACTTGGCGACGTATTCGATAAGATGGGTAACGTCCTAGAGGCGTTTGAACAGAAGGTTAAGGCCCAGGCCCTGCTCACCATCGCAATTGCGCTCGGTGTTCTTGCTGGAGCACTCATCCTCATGTCTCTCGTTCCGGCGCCCAAACTTCTTGTTACTCTGGCAGTCCTCAAGTTCCTGTTTAACATGATGGACGATATGCTTGAGTCCATGACTAAGATGGTCGCCTTCAAGAAGGACTCAACTCGCATCGTGTTGATGCTTATCGCTCTAGGTGCGGCTATGATCCTGATGGCCACAGCGGTTCGAATCCTTGCCGGGATGGATCTTAAGGGTGCTGTTATCGGCATGGTAGCGATGAAGGTTCTTATGGAGACTCTCCAAACCTTCATGACTAAGATGGCTGCCACAAAGGGCGTCGAGAGGGGTGCCGGTATTCTATTAGCCCTGGCTGCTGCATGCGTTATTCTGTCTCTGGCAGTATACACACTTGGGTCTATGGATACCGGTAAGGCTATCCAGGGAGTCGTAACCCTTGCGGCTGTCGTTGCAATCCTATCGGGTTTCATGATGGTCGTTAGTAAGGACCCCTTCATGGGTAAGGGCGCTGCGATTCTTCTATCGCTGGCTGTCTCTTGTAACATCCTAGTCGCAGCGATTTGGATGCTTGGTACGATGGATACTGGCAAGCTTCTCCAGGGTGTCATTGCTTTGGGTGTCATTATTGCGGAGCTATCCGTAGCAATGGCAATTGCAGGTAGAGCCAATGCCCGCGGAGCGGCCGCGATTATCGCTATGTCTGCGGCGGTTATTGTTCTAACTGGAGCAGTAGCTATCCTTGGAAACATGGATATCATGACGCTTGCTAAGGGGCTCATTGCTCTGGCGGCAGGTCTTGCTATCCTGGCTATCTCGATGGCCGCGGCAGACGCCTTCAAGGAAGGAGCTATCGCGCTCGGTATCGCGTCTATTGCGTTCTTAGCTCTAGCCTCCGCGATGAAGACCCTGTCTGGTATCACCTGGACTCAGCTGGCAATTGGCCTTATCGCTCTTGCGGGTGGTATGCTGATTCTGGTTGCAGCCGCAGCCGGTGCTCAGTACTTCGCGGTTGGTATGATCATCCTTACTGCGGCACTACTCGCACTAGGTCTGGCACTACTTCCGATCTCGATCGGCATGGCGGCCTTTGCGGCCGTGTTGGGTATCTGCGCCACAACCGGTGCAGCAGCATTCCTGGTCCTGACTGAGGGACTGAAGCAGCTGGCGGCAATTCTACCTCAGGTAGCTATCGACTTCGCCAACGCTATTGCCAACTTCATCATTACTCTAGGATCTAAGGCCCCGGAGATTGGTGTAGCTATGGCCCAGCTTCTCGGCGCGATCATCTATGCTATTAACGCCAATATCCCAGGCATTGTGGCAGCACTGTTCATCCTGATCCAGGCGATGCTCACTGAGCTGGCTAACCATGCCTATGAGTTTGGCGAGAAGGGGGCCACCATCCTGGCCAACTTCCTGAACGGTATTGCAGATAACATCGGCAAGGTGATTGATGCTGCTACGAACGTCATTCTCAACTTCCTGGATGGAATTGCTAGGAATGGCCCCAAGATCATCGACAAGGGTTTGTGGACCGTCCTCAAGCTTCTCGAGGGTGTACGCGATGCTATTAACAAGTACTCGCACCGATTCAACAAGGTCGGTAGAGAGATTGCTTGGGCTATTGTCGATGGTATGACTGGTGGTCTAGCCTCTAAGGCCTGGAGCTTCGGTGAGTCTATGGTCTCGTTCGCCAAGAAGGGGTACAACAAGGTCAAGGACTTCTTTGGTATTCACTCTCCTTCTCGACTGATGAAGGAGCTTGGTGGGTACGTCGGAGAGGGTTTCGCAATCGGTGTCGAGAACACCGGCGAGCGCGTCGCTGAAGCGGGAGAGAATATGTCTAACGCTGCATACGACGCAATGGCTAAGGCTATTGGCGGAGTCAACGAACTCCTTGAGGACGACCCCTCCTTCAAGCCTGAAATCAAGCCAATCCTGGATCTCACTGAGATGCAGAAGCAGGCTAAGGGAATCGATAACTTCCTTCCCGCCATCGGAGTCACGGCTCAGGCTGCTAACGCAGCTCGGCCTCCTGCTCCGATCGCAGTTGACAATTCCGACAAGAATAGTCAAAATGGTGTTACAAACATCACCTTCAACCAGACCAACAACTCGCCTGAGGCGCTGGACGCGGCTACTATCTACCGCAACACCAACACTCAGCTTGCAATGGCAAAGGACAAGTTGACACTATGATCTCAGAGATCTCGTCCACGACAAAGTCGGGGGATCGTCTAACCATCGACATCACGAACCCCTACGAGTCGGGGGTCGCGGTCAAGGAGATTACTGGTCTGGGGCCAGTAAAGGCGGACATCAGCACTGATGGATTCGCCCTGCTGGACGGAGCGTTCCTTAAGGGGATCAGGGTTGGTACTCGTACTGTGGTGCTAACTCTGATCCCCTGGGGGACCGACATTCAGGAGCTTCGACTCAAGTGCTACTCCTACTTCGGAGTCGGAGAGACCATTACTCTAGGTGTGACAACCGACTGGCTTAACGTACACTCCGATTTCATCGTCGAGTCTGTTGAGCCGAACATCTTCTCTGAGCGGCAGGAGATCCAGGTCTCCCTTCTTGGGCTGGACCCGTATTGGAAGTCCTCCGCCACTCAGATCCAGAAGGTCGTGGGCTTCAATGACAACACCCCCACCTTCGAGTTCCCATTCTTCTCGCAGGACAACCACAAGCTCAAGTTCGGCGACATGACCAACTCCTCAGGTAAGGACATCCGATACCTCGGTGACTACCCGGCTGGCGTCACCATCACTGTCGAGTTCCTTGGTACAGTAAGCAACCTTATCCTGAGCAACACGACATTCAACGAGACAATGTCTATCTCTCGAGCTGGAAACTTCTATGCTGGAGAGAGTATTGTTGTCGACACCAGACCAGGTAAGAAGTCAATTACTCACCAGGCTCGAGGTAGGAAGTCTTACATCACTGGTGTTCTGGCACCAGGTAGTACCTGGATCCAGATGCATCCAGGAATCAACACGATCGCCCTTCAGTATGCTGGAGGCGTTGATGACGTTAACGTCTCTATGGAATACGATACACTTTATAGGGGGATCTAATGCAGCTGTTCTTCGCGTTCCTTCACAACTACAACTCGTGGATTGAGGTTCCGAACAACTTCTACTCCCTCAACTGGACTGAGCGGGCCTATGACTACGGTCAGTTCGAGCTCCAGCTCTACTCGGATCAGCCTGGGTATGAGTACAGTCTCGGGAACCTGTTTATTCGAGATGACACCTCAACCGCCATGGTTATCGAGACGGCTACTGTGAAGCAGGAGGATGACGGTGTCTACCTCCACAAGTATACCGGGCGTTCCCTCGAGTCGATGTTCGAGTGGAGAGTCCTACCTCATCGGCAATGGATTGAACCTGACTCCAACGGTCAGTTCAATGCTCAGATGACAGCCGAAAACTTGGCCCATGCTCATCTAGGGAAGGATGCGGAAGCTGATCGTAGGATCGACAACTTCAACTTCCACCGAGAAACTCGAGTGTCGCAGATGGCCTACGTCAACGACACCGGTCAGAAGATCCAGGACGGTAAGTGGATCATCTACGACCGAGCGCCTATCGCTGATATGTTCAAGAACGTCTTATCGGCGTGTAAGCCGAATGGATACTCGCTGTTCTACAAGATCAAACTCGAGAACCAGGGTATTCACTGCTATGTGACCGCCCCTCGGCTTATCCAGACGATCACGCTCGCTCAGGAGAATGACAATTTCTCAGACTTCGAGTCGGTGGACTCCATTGTTGATAAGAAGAGTACGATCTATGAGGTCTTTGACACGGGGGATGTGGATCTGAAGTGGATCGCTGATGGTAGTACCCACACTCGAGCGCATACGCTTCGGTCTGAAAACCCCATAACTCGACGAGAGGTCTTGTGGGATAATACTCAGGTGCACAAGCCATACTCGATCAAGGACTGGAAGGCCCTCACGCCTCTTCAGAGGAAGCATATTTCATCCCTGAGTGAGGTGTGGTATCCATTCTGGGTTCTGGATGCAATGTTCCCTAAGTACACTCCGCTCAAAATGATATCGGGAAAGATCAACAGCTTCTCCAATGTCGAGTATCGAACAGGCTTTGACGTCGGAGATATTTTCTACTACGTCCCCTCGGGCAGCAACGCAGAACCAATCGAGTGTCAGCTGACTGAGATGACGGAGTCATGGTCTAGTAGTGGGTTCTCTCGAGTTCCTACTATCTCAATGTCGTCTCGCACAAAGTGGAATGGCGACGGCTTCCGTATTGACTTCACTCGCGGTGGCCCTGGAGAGGTCATTGCTCCTCGAGAAAGGGATTAATACATGGCCATTTCTAGTGGTTTTTATAACTCGGTGAATGGTGACCGTACCTACGATGCGGACCAGTTCGGATCACTCTTCGACGGTATCATCGCACCGGGTGTCTTCCCGAATGTGGGGGACAAGTTCCGAGTCCGACCCACTAACAACGGTATGTCCGTATATGTTGGCGCGGGTAAGGCTTGGTTAAACAACCGATGGGTTGAGAACTCTGGCGACGAGACGGTCGCTATCACTGGTTCTCACGCAACCCTGGATCGAATCGATCTCGTATGCATCGAGGTTGACCGATCCAAGGCTGTCCGCGGCGCAAAGATCAAGGTCGTTCAGGGAACCCCCGCAGTTACCCCACTGATTCCGAATGTGGGAGACAGTGGCGACCGACAGACATTCGCTCTGGCCCAGATCAAGGTTATCAAGAATTCTCGACAGATCGTCGCTGAGAATATTATTAACCTCGTTGGTAGCGCTCGTACCCCTTATGTTCGCGGACCCCTTGAGACTATCAACCTGGACTCACTCCAGGCAAAGCTCCAGGGCGAGTTTAATACCTGGTTCGACTCGGTTCGAGATGCCCTGGCTAATGCTGGGGGTAACACCTCTACTGACGTCGCCAACCTCAAGGTGAGCGACAAGAATCAGAATGATCGTATCCAGGCGGTCGAAGGTCGAGTTGCTGGGACCGAGCTCAGGATCACCCAGATCAATGAGAAGTTCACAAACTCGGGGTCTGTCTATGGTATGCTCAACGACTCGAACGTTGGCGTCCACAACTCAATCTACCGAGGAGCTTCTCTTGGTAACTCGGTAACACCATACCTCCAGGCAATTCGAAGCGGATCGTTCTCTGGTCTGTTCCTTGGTGACTACTGGACATATTCCGGTGTCACTTGGCGAATCGTGGCATTCAACTACTTCATCAATATCGGTGAGCCGCCCTTCCGCCAGAACCACATTGTGGTAGTCCCTGACCGGTCTCTGTTCCGAGAGGCTTGGTCTACCACCATTCCGGACCAGCGATCATACGTTGACTCGACACTGAACCAGTCCACCATGACCCAGGCCAGTCGCATGGCTGAGTCTCTGTTCAACCGGTCCAATATGGTTGGCGTCTGGACTCGAGTGGCTACTGGGTATGACGGGAATGGCGCCGTCAAGGACTGGCGCTGGTACAACCCGCACATCAACATCATGGACGAGGCAATGCTCTGGGGGACGTCAATCTTCGACGATTCTCTCTCTCGTGGTATTCACCATAACCAGTTCCCCGCCTTCCGACTCAACCCCGCCCTTGTTAACATTGAGGAGGAGTACTGGCTTCGTGAGCGCGCCTCGGCTCAGACTGCGGTCTACATGAAGTCCACTGGCCAGTTCTCCCACGCCCCGCTGAACTACTCCTTCGGGGTCCGCCCCTATCTAGCGATCGGTTAACATGCAGCACTTCGGATTCAACCCCCTGACCGACATCGTCCTCGCGATATTTCTGTCGGTTCTGGGATCTTCCGGGATGTGGGCTTGGATCATGAAGCGCAGTGAGCGGAAGTCCGCCACGTCAAGGCTTCTGCTCGGAATGGCCCATGACCGGATTGTATATGTCGGGAAGACATATCTTCATCGAGGTTTTTTAACCCTCGACGAGTATGAGGACTTCATGAAGTATCTAGTAGAGCCCTATTCTGAGTTCGGGGGGAATGGGCTTGCTGAGAAGATAGTGAATGAGGTCAAGAATCTTCCCGTAGTCCCCACCCCTAGACCCCCGGCAAAGAGGAAAACCAATGGCTAAGCACCTTCAGGAGAGCAAGTTGAACAACAAGTCCTACGACGTCCTCAAGTGGGTTGCGCTGGTCGCCCTTCCGGCTACCTCTGCGCTCTATCTCACGCTGGCGGCGCTGTGGCACCTGCCTCACCCGACTGAGGTAGCGGGCACTATCGCTGCGATTGACACCTTCCTGGGTGTGCTTCTCGGCGTTAGCTCCACCAAGTACCAGGGTACCCAGCCCTCCGGAGCCCTCCACGTGTCTGAGGACCAGGGTATCCACGCCACTTTCGACCAGGGCGTCGCTGAGATGCTCCGTAACGGGAAGGTGACGCTGGACGTCAAGCAGGTCTAAGCGAGAAAAACCTGCAGTATAATGAACCCCTAGAAAGGAGCCAATCTATGAAGAACCCTGACCCCATTCAGCAGACAATTGAAGCTGCTCTGAAGGAGGCCGAGCTTCACGATCCCTCTAGTGAGGACTACACCACGATTGCTCGAAATGTCGAGACTCTTGCAAAAGCCAAAGCCCTTGGCGAGAGCAAGAAGCTCAGCAAAGATGCAATTCTCGGTGCGGTCACCTCCATGGCAGGTATCGTAGCCGTCCTCCAGTACGAGCGACTTGCAGTCGTCAGCTCGAAGGCGTTCGGTTTGATCATGAAGGTTAAACCCTTCTGAGATTCGCCTGGCCCCCTGTGCTATACGCATGGGGGGCTGGGCTTATCTTTTTTTTTTCGCGTAAAAAACGGGCTCTATATTGAAACCCGTCATAGAAAGGACACTCTCATGAACCTCACTCCCGCCGCTGCACAGGCCGCCCTCGACTACGCCGAGGAGCTTGCTGCTACCGGACTGAGCTCTGAGCAGTACGACCACTACTACCTCTGACACAGTTCTAGATCCCGCCCTGGGATCTAGGCTTATCTTTTTTTTGCTTAATCACACCAGTCGCAGGAGTCGCAGAATTAACACACAGTATATTGAAGACCCTTAGAAAGGAACCACAATGACCACCCTCCTCGCTCTTGTCATCGCCCCCTTCGTCGTCATCGGCACCCTGCTGATTGTCGCCGAGATGGTTGGCAAGAAGAAGACCTGGAACTTCTGATCCTACCACCTTCCAGCCAAAGATCCCGCCATGGGATCTAGGCTTATCTTTTTTTTTCGCAAGATAAACCAGCCCTATATTGAAGATCCTACGAAAGGAAAGACCATGCTCTACATCGCTCTTATCCTCGTTACCATCCTTAGCATCTTCTTTGCCGTTGCTCACGAAGAGCAGAAGCACACCGCCTACACCCTCCAGGCCCGTGTGCGGAAGCTCGAAAACGAGAACGCGAAGTTGCGTGCTGAGACGATGACTGACGACGAATGGAATGCGATGGTGGAACAGGCTCTCGCCAACATCCACTGATCCCACACCTATGCCCCGACTTGGGGTATAGGCTTTCCGCGAGAAAAACCATGCCTTATATGAGACCCCTCTATTTGAAAGGACCCCACTCATGACTGAGACCACCGACACCTCCGTTGAGACCAACGAGAAGATCGTCGAGTTCAAGTTCAACAAGGACGCTGTCCTGCCCGCTATCAAGCGCAACTCCAAGAAGTTGATTGCTGGCGCCGCTGTACTCACAGCTGGTGCTGCTCTCACCCTCATGGCGTTCCGCTCGGTTCCGGACACGGACGAGCCTGAAGAGCTTGAGCACGATGACCTCGATGAGCTCGACGAGATCGAAGCCTCTGAAGAGACCGACTGAGACCTCATCCTATATCCCGACTTGGGATATAGGCTTTTCTAAGGAGCGAATATGGAATTCGGACAGTGGCTTGGTATCTATGGCCTGCTCATGCTAATCTGGCTCGAGCTTCGTGATATCAGGAAGAAGCTTAAGTAGCCCGCGAGAAAAACCGGTCCTATATTGAAACCCCTCCGTTTGAAAGGACCACTCATGACCCGCATCGCCGTTTCGATCCTCAAGACCGTGACCTTCATTCTCGGAATTGTTCTCGCCTCCTGCTTTATTGGACGCGGGGCCAACTCTCGGATGAAGCACGTTGTTGGGATCCAACAGCGCTTCATCGCGCGCCGTGATCGTAAGATCAACCGCTGGTAATTCAGCACTATACCCCGACTTGGGGTATAGGCTTTTCCTCGAGAAAGGAGCACACATGTTCGAGGAACCACCGATCTACTACATCCTCATCAGTCTCATCTTCCTGATCGTCTTCGGAGCCGTAGCCTTTGCTACTTGGCTCGTTTGGCTGACGCCTATCTCATTCATGGCTAAGCTCGTCATGACAGCGATCGGGTTCCTTCTATGTGCAATCACTGTCATCCTCTACACGATCTCGGCGGAGTGATATGTTAGTCGTACTTCTCGGTCCAAGTTGTTCAGGCAAGTCAACATTCCAGAAGGAGCTGGTTGAGAATGAGGGATACCATGCAGTCCGCACTGCAACAACCCGACCTAAGCGTATGGGAGAGGACCTATCTTCCTACTACTTCCTCAAAGATCAAAGCTTTGCTGAATGGGAAGTACGGGGTGACCTCCTTTGCGTCGAGACCTTCCGAGGTTGGCGGTATGGTGTTCCTCGAGACGAACTGGTCCGATCTGCATCCAATACGAACCGATGCGTCATTCTCACACCCGGAGGAGTCATGGAGCTCCTGGCAAAGCACGCAGACATTGTCGTCGGAGACGCTCTGTCCGTACTCTACCTCGGTGTTGATGGAACAACCGGAGAGGCTCGCGCATATTCACGAGGAGACGACCGACGGGAGTATCTGCGCCGAATGGCCGCCGACTCAATCGATTTCCGACACTACCCTCGGGAGAATGGTGTTTGGGAGTTTACGCCGGATTATATCCTGGATTGCATCAACAATCCGCAGAACTACAAACTGAAGCCGAGTCTCAAGCGAGTTGAAAGGAAGCACAAGTGAGCATCATCTGGTACACGCTTTATATTCTCGGAGCCCTGACCGCTTTCTGCGCCTGGGTTCAAATCATGGCCCTGATCGGAACATATCTCAAGGCTCGGCGTGAGCGAATGGAGGGCATATATTCGGGAATGAATCGTAAGGATATAGAGTCGCTCATCCGGATGGAGATTTGGGCTTACCACGAGAAGGAGGACAAGTGATCAATGCGAACGGTGTTACGCAATTCTTCAAGGCAAACGCTCCGGCTATTCTCACGGCCTCGGCATGCGTCGGGACCGTTGCTACGGCCATACTCACAGCGAAGTCTACTACGCTCGCAGTCGAGAAGATTGCAGACTACTGTGAAGCCAATCTTCGCTCACCCGAGGACCTCTCTTGGAAGGAGAAGTTCGCAGTATCATATCGAGTATATATTCCCCCGGCCATCGCAGGCGTATGCACTCTGGTATCGATCATCGCGGCGAATCGTATTCAGTACTCTCGAGGAGCGGCGTTCGCACTGGCTTACACAGGTTCGGAGGCGGCGTTTAAGCGATATCGAGATGCGGTGGCGGACGTGGTTAAGCCGAAGGACCTGGAGAAGGTTAAGGCCCGCGTCGCAGAGAAATCGGTTCAAGATGCTGGCAGGCCTGTGTCCGGATCCGTTCTGGTCGCTTCCTCCGGAGACGTCCTCTGCTATGATGTATTCTCGGGACGATATTTCAAGTCCGACATTGAAACAATTCGTCGAGTCGAGAACAACAC